ATCATCGTTTCTGATTCTAAGCTTGGTTGGGCGAAGGCACTTAAAGAATTGGTAGGTATGTTGTATATCGGTCAGATTCCACGTTGGGATTTGTCTAAGATTCGTCCTGCTGGAGCTCCCCTCAAAACTTTCGGTGGTCGTGCATCTGGCCCAGAACCTCTAGAGAATCTATTCAATTTTGCAGTAAATGTTTTCCGAAATGCAAAAGGTCGTAAGTTATCCTCTATCGAATGTCATGATATTGTTTGTAAGATTGCAGAGGTAGTAGTTGTAGGGGGTGTACGAAGAAGTGCGCTCATAAGTCTCTCAAACCTCTCTGATGACCGTATGAGAGCGGCAAAGTCGGGACAGTGGTGGACTACAGAACCACAACGTGCATTGGCAAATAACAGTGCATGTTATACAGAAAAACCAGATATAGGTGTATTCATGGATGAGTGGAAGTCTCTCTATGAGTCTAAGTCTGGTGAACGTGGTATCTTCAATCGTGAGAGTGCAGTTAAGATGGCTGCAAAGAATGAACGTAGGAATACAGAAGATTATGATTTCGGCACAAATCCTTGTTCTGAAATTATTCTACGCAATCGTGAATTCTGCAATTTATCTGAGGTTGTAGTTCGTACTTCTGATACGAAGGAGTCTCTTTTGGAGAAGGTGCGTCTTGCAACGATTCTGGGTACATTCCAAGCAACACTTGTAAACTTCAAGTACGTATCATCCTCATGGAGAAAGAATTGTGAAGAAGAGAGACTTTTGGGAGTCTCTCTTACTGGTATTATGGACTGCCAGTTTACTAATGGTAAGAAACCAGACCTCGATAATCTTCTAGAAGAATTGAAAGCAGAAGCAGTCAAGGTTAATAAAGAGTTTGCACATAAGATAGGAATTAACCAAAGTGTTGCTGTAACGTGTGTTAAACCATCAGGGACAGTCTCTCAGTTGGTTAATGCTGCATCTGGTATCCATGCAAGGCATAATCCATACTACGTAAGAACTGTACGTGGCGATAAGAAAGACCCCTTGACACGTATGATGGTTGATGCTGGATTCCCAATTGAAGATGATGTTACGAATCCTAGTAATACTGCTGTATTTTCGTTTCCACAGAAAGTAGATAAGTCAGCAATCTTTCGTACAGATATGACAGCAATTGAACAATTAGAACTTTGGTTGATATATCAGAAACACTGGTGCGAGCATAAACCATCTGTTACTATTTCTGTAAAAGAAGAAGAGTGGCTTGAAGTTGGAGCTTGGGTGTATAAGCATTTTGATTTTATGTCTGGCGTAAGTTTCCTTCCATTTTCAGAACACTCATATAAACAGGCGCCGTACCAAGATATAGATGAAAAGGACTACACCATACTTTTAGACAAAATGCCTAAAGAAGTTGATTGGTCAAAACTATCAGATTATGAAAAAACTGATATGACAATCGGTGCTCAAGAATTAGCTTGTGCTGCAGGATTTTGTGAAATACAATGAAATTAATTGTATGTGAGAAATGTGAAGCAGAATGGAAAATGGCTCATAATATGAGTGAGCATTATTATATTGTGAAATATTGTACATTTTGTGGAGAGGAATTTTCAGATGATATGGAAGATGAAGTAGAACTTATTGGATACGAACAAGAGGACTATTGATGTGGAAATATTGGTGTAAGGCCATTGGTACTAAAGCATTTGACGATAAACATAAAGCCGACAAAGTAGCAATACTAAGGACTGTTTGGATAACCCTACATATATGTACGTGCGTAGCAATTATATTAAACACGTGGAGACATTTTTAATGAAATATAAAATAACAACTATGTTACGTAGTGGTATTAAAGACAATGCTGGTACTGCTGTTACAAATACTTTAAACCGAATTAACTTTGATACCGTAACAGCTGTACGCATAGGTAAAGTTTTTTATATAGATACAACTGATGATATAAATGATATGATAAAATCTATTATAAATCCTGTTATGGAAGACTATACAATTGAAGAGCTAGCTTAAGTGACTTGGCACTATAGGGGTGAACCATTTACAAGTGAGATGATTAAGGACTATCTTGGCTTTGTATATATAGTAACTGACAAAAGAAATGGTAAAGACTATATTGGCAAAAAAGGTTTAATGTCAAAAAGAAAATTACCTCCACTGAAGGGTGCAAAAAGAAAACGCACTAAGATAGTGGAGACTGATTGGAAAACTTATTGCGGCTCAAGTGAAGAAGTAAAGTTGTTAGTAGAAGAACACGGATTAGAATTGTTTGATAGAGAAATAGTTAGACTATGTAAGTCAAAGGGTGAACTAAATTACTATGAAGCAAAACTACAGTTTGATACAGATTGTCTATTAAAACCAGATGAATACTATAATGCATTTATCGGTTGTAAAATAAGTCGCTCCCACCTATCGAAAATATTAAAATGAACGGATGGATTGAAGGATATAAAAAGTTTCAAGCTGATATGACTGTTAATGATATACACATATCAGATTTAATTAGTGACACTAAATCAGAAAAAGTATTACAATATACTGGTGATATTATTGAAGAAAACTTTGATGGTATTTACACTTATGATACAATAGAGAAACTTCCAAAAGAACAGCTTCCAGAAATTCTTGCAGATATATATTCAAATTCAGAAAGATTTGTTTATCTAGGTATATCAACTAACGATGGCGTAGAGCCTATTGGTTGGTGGAAAACTATGATAGAAAAATATGCTCCAAGAAAAATATACACCCATATTAAAACTTATGGTAATTGCAATAATTACGAGATATTATGGGAAGAAGAATACCTAGAATGGTATATAAATAATATCTAGAGTAGAGTTCATTAACAATAGATTACCTTCTTTTTATTATAAATAGTAATAGTATAGGAAAAAATATGAAACTCAGAGCAATAATACTTGCTTTGGTGTTGTCTTACCCTACTATATTATTTGCGGCAGATACGAATACCAACTCTACCGTTGTGACCGACAAAGCACCACCAACAGCATCAGCACCATCATTAGTCATTAACAATAGTGACGTTTGTAAGAGTGCAGCCAGTGCAGCAATCCAAACTCAAATACTTGGATTTTCTTCAGGTATAACTGTGACTGATGAGAACTGTGAGAGACTTAAACTCTCACGTGGACTTTATGGTATGGGTATGAAGGTTGCCGCCGTAAGTATGTTGTGTCAGGACGCAAGAGTCTTTGACGCTATGTGGATGGCAGGAACACCTTGTCCTTATAAGGGTTCGATAGGTGATACTGCAAAAGATAATTGGGAGAAGTTTCCTGATGATGCACCATCAGATAGTATAGTTTTTAAAAAAAAAGAGATGAATCAGGGGTAGAGAATGAAGAAGTTGTCGATGATCTATACGGTTCTCCAGATGATTACTCAGATGAAGAACGGATTACAGAAGCTCCAAGTTCGGGTGTGTATATCGCCGGCACTGTTGTTGTCGGGGTTATTGGTATGTTCTTTGGTATTCCTCCATTCCTCTTATTCTAACGCTGGTGGTGTAGACTCAAATTCAATTACAAGTGGTTCTACTTCATCTTCTGCTACTGGTAGTTCTACTAGTTCCACAGTAACAAACGATGATGGATCAACGACTACTACACAGACTACACCAACAATTACAACGACAACGACTACCACAGTGACACAAACTGAGGTTCCTAACATTGTAAAAAACCCTACCTTTACAAATCACTTAGGTGGTGGTTCTTCGGCAGATTGGTCTATTTCAACTTGTCCAGGCGGTTGTGCATTTAGTCCTGCTGTTGGGTTTATGGTAGGCAACGGTGGTACAATAACACAATCTTTTAGCCAGTCTGATCTTTTTGGTAATGATGTTGATTCGACAGAACAGGGACAAGGACTTTCATTTTCCTTTGGTGCAGAAGTAGATAATGATCAAGCAAATAACAATATTGCAGATACATGGTCGATTCGTTTAGAAATGTTTGATTCGGTAAATGCATCATTAGGACACACTGAAATTGGCAGTACAGCAATATTTGGCCCAACTATTCAAACTGGTAATTTAGAGATAAATTCTGGGTATGTCCCAGCCAGCGGGGTGTTGAC